CTTCAGTGATCGAGAACCCAAGTGCAATGGTTTCGTGCGTATAGCGAGCAGTCCAAGCCTCCTGCGCGTTGTCATAACTTATTGCAGAACCCTCGTTCTTCACAGGGGCTGCGCTAAATCCTGACAGCTTGGTTTCTTCCTCGAAAGAACGCTCGGAAGTCTCTGTTTCGTAGATTTCCTTGTGCTCTTCGCCATACTTCGCATACTCCAGGCCAAACAGGGCGTTAAGGCCGGGGAGCAGCTCTTTCAATAGTTGTGCGCGTGAAATAGCCATTTAATTTCCCCTATTACAGTCCGGTTGGGTTGTAGTAGGCATGACCACCATCCACGACAGATCCTGTTACGTTCGGTGCATTGAACTTAACAATAGCTTCTGGGTAATAAGTCGTACCACTATAATCAAACGCCGTATCCGGCACCAAGTCAACAATTCGCAAAGGCAAAGTTGCCGTTACAGCAGCGGAACTCAACAAAATAGCCTGTTGTGAATCGCCAGATGTGGTATTAAGTGTGTTAGCCACCAAAGCCACATTATTGTTGATATTGGTGTAGGTTAGGCCCGTGGTCGTTGAAACAACCGTTGTACCTGTCACTACAGCAACTTGGAACAACTGATCAGGATCTTCGCAGACATAAGCATAGATAAAGGTGTTTGCCTTTACCGAAGTGCCGCTAGTCCACGATTGTGACCAAGTCGGTTGACCTGTAACAGAAGAAACAAACTGACAGCCCAAGAACACACCAGCAAAGCCAGTAGCGGGGCCAGTCGTTGTTTCCGTGGTTACTGCAATGGTGCCGTCGTTAACAAACTTGACAGGGTCACCGAAACCAATGCTAGAAGCACCGGATGCGATACGACGCTGACGAGTTGCCCCGGCGAACACCTGACCACCGATCAAATTGATCGGCTTTAGCCCGTAGGGGGCTGAAACAGTCGGGTAAGCCATTTTGGATTAACTCCTACGATTGTTGATTACCGCGCCCAAATGAAACCGTGGTTTTGCGCTCTGAAAACAGAGGCATCCTTGGATCATTTTCACGCATGAAGTGATTGTCAACAGATCTGATTTGCGCTTCAGCTTGCTTTTGATAGAAGTCGTTACGCTGATTAACCATTTCTGTTGGCGTTTTGCACAGTAACAATCCACCCACCACAACATTATCTTTAAAACGAGCATTGTCATTATCAAGATACATCGAGATTTCGGGATGGTCTTCTGCGCGAACAGGCTCCCAACCTTCGCGGATTTTGGATGACACATTGCGTGGGTCAGCTTGACCCAGCGTACTGACACGAATCCAACGGTACGTATACCCTGCTTCAGGAGCAGGATCGGGCAGCAGCGTGGGCGGTGCCCAGCTACGAGGACGTTCATCGTTGGCGCGAGTTTGTTGCTCACGTCCTGTGCGAGTTTCAGCTAATTTATTCTCAGCCATTTTGTGCCATTCCTTCCGCCACTTTTCGGGCATAAGCATCTAGAGGGATACGTAACTTCTTAGCAAGCGCCACCTGCGTTTGTGTCAGCGTGATTTTCTTCGGGGCAACGCTGCGACTTGCCGGGGCTACAACATTACTGCTCGTCCGTTTCGGTTTCTCCTCTGTCTTCTCTTGCTCATCAGAAAAGCTTTCGGGGAACTTGCTACGTACAGTCTTATTAATCTGCTCGTAATAATGCTCCGAGCTAGGATCAACGCCTTCTTCGACTAATTGTTCATGCAGCGCCAGAGTGAAGGCAGTCATAAGTCGGTTTGGCCCAAACCACCGATTTTGCTTTCGCCACGCAAGTGCTTTGGGGTCCGGCTCATTATCTGGAGCGGATTGTGGTTGCATATTTACAGGAATTTCACGTTCCTGTAAAGGAGGTGCCCTAAAGTTTTCAACTTTATCAAGCCTAAGCTTGGCTTGTGTCATTTCTTCTTGAGCTGCAACAATCTGATCAGCGTCACCTGCGTCATATGCGGCTTTATATTTAGCTCGTGCTTGAGCTAACGCATATTCAGCATTTTGTTTTGCTGTACCTACAAGAAGTGTCGTGTTGTCACCAAGATTTTTCTTGAGGTTTTTATTCTCTTCAATAATCTGTTGAGCAAACTTCAACGCCTCTTCACGTTCACGTAAAGCTGCTTCTTTAGCTCGACGCTCGTCGTGGTATCCATGCGACAACTTTTTAATTCGCTTCTGAACACCCTCGTCGTATTTAGAAAGCTCGTCATCAGTTACTTCATTGACAGGCTCATCAAGCGGTTTACGTCCTTTATCAGGATCAGGCGTGTCGTCAACAACTTCAATGTCAAACTCAACGTCGCCTTTAGCTTCTTTTTCAGGCTCACGTTCGTCTGGGAATTTATATTCCACCTTTTCAAAATCTGCCATATATCACCTCACGCACGTTGAATGCCACGGGGGTCTTCCACCACAGCTTCGACGGAATCATCGTTAATAATCCGAAACTCGCGGTCGTGAATCTTGATGCGAGTGCCGGTGTTGGCACGGGTAATAATAAAATCCCCTGGTTTGCACCACGGCCCCGTGGGGAATCGGTTCTGATCGGCGTACGCCATATCACCAAGTGCTACAACGAAGAGCACGTTACTTAGTAACTCTTCAAACTTAACGGTAGCGTCTGCCTTAATAATCCCACTATCAAACTTATTTTCGATGTTAGGTAAGGTGCAAAGAATCTTATACCCTTTAACAATCGGCAATTGCTTGGCTTTTAGCTGAACGTCTTCAATCACAGCTTGAGCTGCATCAGTCATTTTCAAATTCCTCATAACGTTGCACAAGGTCTTGTACTTCCATCCTTGCACGGCGTAGACCTTGGATTACGCCGCACAAATTCTTATATTCAGCAAAGTCTTTACAACTTCCTTCAGCCATCGCATCACTTACTTCCCGCTCTCGTTCTTTGAGTTTGTTAAATAAGTGATCCAGCATTTGCCGCTCATGAGTCATTCAGTGTTCCTTTTTGTCATCACAGATTTAAGTAAATCAGCCTGAATTTTTTTATCGGCCTGTCGGTTCTGGTTCATTAACCGCACGTTTTCCTTCTGCGCGTCAATCTGGATGCGCTTATCCTCGTTTTGCAATCGGGCAGTAGCGAGTGCGGTATCAGCTTGGTCTTTCTGGGCTTTGCGCTGCTGTTCCATCATCTTGATCTGAAGCTCTTGCTGCTGCATCTGAACTAGCGGGTCTTGCGCCATCTGTTGTGCTTGCTGTTGTGCAGCTTGAGCTTGATGGATCTGTAGAACTTGCTGGGCTGCTTCTGCTACATACTTAGCCATAGCCAGCTCTTCGGCTTCTGGGATTTCTTGCTCCGGCCCAGGCAACGGTGCACCAACACGCTGTTCGATTTCTTGACGGTATCTAAACCCTAAGTGCTCGGCAACGTGAGCCATCATTGCAGCTTGCATGGTCTGTGCCATTGGATTCTGGCCTATGGTTTGCATGATGCTTGGGTCTTGCAAGAAGGTCATATGTGCTGTGATATGCGCTTGATGATCCTGATATATAAACGCTTTGACTGGCACACCTTTGAGCACATTCATGTTCTCGGTTATGGGATCTTTGGGCTTCTGATCATCTGGCAGCGGTACAAGTTTGTCTGCGTTAGGAATACCCAGCACATCCAACATCTGCCTGTGAAGGCGGGGCATGTCGTATAACTGAGGAGCACCTTGGGCTAGTTGTAAAGCGGCTTGATACTGCACAACCCGCTGAGCCATTGTCGAGGCGTTGGGATCAGACACAGGAATAACTTCTACAATATCGTAGTCCTCAGCCTTAACCTGCGGTGTGCCATCTTGCGGCACATAGCTGTAATCAGGTGAGGTGTACTCCCTGATAATTTCTTTTAAGAGTTTGAACTCTTCTTTCATCGCCGCATGGATGCGAGCCTGCACAGCACCCATCGTTTTTAACTGCCGCTCAAGCAGAGCCAGCGTCGTACCTACCGGAGCCTGACTCGACATATCGCTGATCTTCATATCAGCCATACCACTGAGCCTTCGCGCTTCTTCGGTGATCTGGTTTAGTAGGGCGAGGAGAACCTGACTTGGTTCTTTATAAGGCAACGGCAGAATGTTGTCTCTGATCGCACCCCCCGGCACGTCCACATCTCGCCATTCACCCGGAGCGATAGGCGTGTCATCGCCTTTGATCCGCAGCCCACGAGCCTTTAACCCACCGGGAAGATTAGATAGCGACCCTGCATCCACCAACTGACGGATCAGCATAGTGCCTGCCGTGGCGTAGCCACCAATAACATGAATCAACCCAAAGCCATAAGCCCCAAAGCCGGGGATGTACATATAGTGTACGAAGTGCTGACGCGCACGTTTCTGAGGGTCATCTTCTCTATAGTTTCGCCGTATGGCTAAAACTTTACTAGTGCCTTTATCAATTGTAATGACGTAAGGTAATGGTAAATCTTCTTCATACCCCGGTAAGTCATATTCAATATGTACTTCACATATTTGATAGCGTTCGTCTTTAGTTTGCTCAACGCCTTCTTTTTGTGCTTTAGCTTTTTCAATATCAGTTTGATTTGCAAACGGATCACCAAGATCAATATCTCGATAAAATCCACTATGCTGCAACCGTTT